ATGCCTTGTTTATCCATCCAATCCAAAATTCTTTCTTTTGTAGCAGATGATCCATCATCTACTGATCCATCATCTACTGGTCTAGCATTATCATCCCAATACGCATCGCGTTTTAAGCCATTTTTAAGTGTCTCTTTCATAAATGCATCAAATCTAGGTTTAATGACCCATTCAAAGACATTTTTATCTTTATCAAAAAGAACAATTGCTTGAGGATATCTGAATTTTTTACCAGCTACAGAGTTGCCTTCTGGAGTAATACCCTTTTGTGCAACTTTAACTGTATAGTGTTGCCCCTTTGGGGTATTTTTTCCCATCTTAATAATATCATTGGGAATTGGCACAAAGCCTTGTTCATCCATCCAATCCAAAATACGTTCTTCTATAGTTTTACCTGCTTGACGTATTCTTTGGTAGCCGCTCCTAGTTCCGCTGACCATATTAGCAAGTTGAGAACTTGTATTGGGTGCAACAAACTTACCCACTTCTTTACCTAATTGAATAGCTTGTTTGGTAAGTCTACCGAGTTTGGTATTTGCAACTTTATTTACACCCTTTTTAAAAGAATCCCAAAGTCCCTCTTCCAATAATTCTCTCTGTGATAACTTATACATCGACTGATAATTTTTTGTCTGCCACATTGTTTAATGCCACATCGATCAGGGCATCCAATTCATTTTTGATAAAATCTTTTCCGATTAAAACCTTGTGGTCATTGGTGGATCGATTACTAATAGAAAAGGGGATACTTTTAAATTTTTTACCCCCTATAATACAATCGAAAAGACACACAGGTCTTTCAACAGTATTTCCTTCTCCGATATTAATTGTGATGGTATCTTCTACAGTTTTTTCTAATCTCATGGAATTAATGGTTGTAAATCTTACTATTTTTTCACCTGTTTTCTTATCCTCCCCAACTTCAACATCTTCTCCATGTAAAACATTATAAGCACCGTTACCAGTATCTAATTTAGCAGAAATAGTCCCAATATCATCGACAATGATATCTTCGATTAATCCGAGTATGTTTTTTTCCACAAAGAATTGTTTGAAATTTGTCATTCATTTATCAAAATTATTAATAATCATCGGATTGCTCAAATCCAGTGTTTGCAAAATCAGCTTTAGCATCAAGACGATGCCAAACATCGGAAACATATGTCGAAGAAATAGTAATTGCAGAAACCATCCAATCTTCAAATTCACAATCGTTTCTCATTTCATACAAACGATCAGCATATTCAGCGAGTTTTTTCAACTCTGAAACGAGAACTTCATTAACTTCGTGCTTCTCAACAGGACTAATTGGGTCAAATTCCATGACAATTCCATGTGGTTCAGGGGTATCAAAGTCATCGACCATCTCGTCCCCAAAGTCATCATCATCTTCAAAGTCATCATCATCTTCAAAGTCATCATCATCTCCAAAGTCATCATCATCTTCAAAGTCATCATCCATCTCGTCCCCAAATCTTTCGTTGGTAACTCCACCACGGAAAGATTCCCAAAGCACCTCATTTTCTTCTCCTTTGAATTTCATAATATTATTTAGCTAATTGAGTCTAAATTATCTAATGTGTCCTGTTCGTCTCTAATAGGTTTGATAATCGGGAGAATTTCCTCTTGGTAAAAATCTTTAGTGGTTTTACCAGTTTTTTGTAACAATTCTTGAGCTTTTCTTGGATCTTTTAAAGCAATTTCAAGTTCCTCCAAATTTGTTTTATCGTTCTCTGATAATTCACCGTATAGCAAAGCTAATACAACATCTTGAATATAACGAATTTCTGATGTGGAACTCAATGGAACAGTCTCAGGTTGTTCCGCTGGCATTTCAGGTTCTTGTCCTTCTGGTGGTGCTTGTTCCATTCCGGCTTCAGGATTTTGTTCATCCTGTTCCAAAATGCGCTGATATCGCTCGATCAATTGTAAGGTTTTTGATTTCATATTATTATTACTGATTTATTTTAATTCTCGCCCTTGCTCTTTGCAATGCTGCTTTAGCTGTAGCAGTTTGTTTACGGATAAACTGTGCGAGTGGTATATACAATTCTTTAGCCTGTTCTTCCGTTGCTTTTGCAACTTGTGTTTCACCATCCCTAGTGACACTTTTAAGCGCACGTTTCCACATGGGTTTTTGCTTATACCTATCAGTTATATCTGCTGCCATATCAGATGGATTTATTTCATAAGCTTCTTCTTCAGCGTATTTTTTCTTCTTGAGACGTTTTTTCTTTTCATGAAGAAGCATTTTAGCTTTGAAAGCATCTTCCATTTTTTGCTCATTAACTGGATCATATTGTTCCAGAATTTCTAAAAATTTGCTTTTTTTAGCTTTGGAAGAAATATCCATTTTACGCTTAGTAGCTGGATCATGTTCTTCAATAAGTTTCAAAAATTTACTCATAGCATTATTTAACAAAAATAATCATCTTATTAACAACTTCTTGAAAATATTGTTCATTAAGAAATATTAGACCTTCTTTTTCAAGATATTTGGAAATCTTGCGAAATGATGGTGGTTTTCTATTTTGAAATGCAGATTCAAATTCTGAAATGATTTCTGCGTTCCAGATTTTCAAAAGATATTCCAGATTTTCCATGCCAAAATTCTTCTCGATAATATTAATTTTGAAAATCCGCCGAATTTTACCTAAAAGCTGATTACGAAATTTGTCCTTAGTCAGAAGATTTGAAAAGAATATGAAATCTTGTTGGTTATATTTCAAGAATTCGGTGAATGTCTTAATGAATTCATGCGTATATAATTTTTTGTTATTTCTCTTGGAGAAATCGAAATTCACAGTCAATCCAAGATTTTCCAAAAGCATTGTAAAATTATTATTGGTGTCCTTGAAAATCTCATCAATGTCAATAATTCTTTTATTTTTGAATGATATTGTATTCATAAACCAAAAGTAACAGGGTCTCTTTCGATGTCAACATAATTTTTGGGGATACGCGATATTCTACATGAGAGAATACCGTTGTAAAACATATCATCCATTAATGCATTACATTTGATCTGCCACATTAGCTCGGAATATGTCATGTGGAATTTTGAATGGCACACCTCCATCACTTCTCTGGAAAAATGCTCAATTCCGTATTTCTCAATATCTGATAATAATTCCTTGGACGATCCCCAATACTTCTCCACATCGTTGTCCACAAATGAAATACGATTGCGTGTCTTACCTTTCAATGGTTTGCGTTTTACACGCTTTAGTAATTGTTTTTTTCCGATGTAAAAGCGTTTGCTACTGTTGTTTTGGATGACATCTGGATGATTGTTGCGGATGAGGTAAACGAATCCCACGACATCTTCCGTATCGGTTGGGAAATTTTTCCAAGTGGTTTGGGGTTGACTTTCGGATTTTTGCATTTATATTTAATTATAATTGATTCTGATTTATTAGTATTTATTGTACATTAATCATAATCAATATAATGATAAGATATAATTATTGTTTTGTTTTATTTTTTAATTTGTTATTATTTTTAACATTATTAATTATAACAATATCTAATTAAAAGATAATGATAAGATAATTAATTATAATAATAATTTACCTATTGACAAATGAATATGTCGTGTATAATTAATGGGAGGTGGGTGGGAATAGATGTACAATATAATAAAGAAACTTAGTTAAATTTAAACGCCAGAAAATTGAAAAACATCCGTTTGACATCCCAAAAATCTGTGCTACTGTCCAAACATGGAACTGAATTACATCAAAAACATTGACGCAATGGCTGGATTGAAGGAATTGCCCGACAAATCGATCCATTGTTGTGCTACCTCTCCTCCATACTACAATCTCAGAATTTATTCAGATGATCCAAATGAATTTGGATTGGCAGAGACACCCGAAGAATTTGTAAATAAATTATGTGATTACTACGATGAAGTCTACCGTGTTTTACGAGATGATGGTGTTGTTTTTGTGAACTTGGGGGATACCTACCTTGGAAGTGGTAAAGGTGTTTGGAAAAACAAAGACGAACCTCAAAAAGAGTCATTTAAATTTAATGAAAAACCCAAAGAGAAATTGGGAGGATGGAGAAAACCAAAACAATTGGCATTAATTCCTTTCCGTTTTGCCATCGAA